CTCTGAGATTGTTTGTGAGGCTGTTTTGAATGTGATACCTGTACCACCTGCTCTATTGAATTCAGCAGTATTCTTTTCGTAATCATCAATTAGAATAGAACCAGGACTTGCATAGTTCTTTTTTTGACTTCTCATAACTAGATTGATTTTATTGGCAGGTATACCAGTGTTCTTCATAGCCCACTTCTTCTTGCCTGGAATGCAATTAGGGTCGTGAGCATGTTCTACATATGCACTTAGTATATGTGGATTATATTTCTTAACGAAAGAAAATAGTTTCTTTCCTTCATTCAACCATGGTCCGTCAGACCAAAATTTCTTGTTTGCGATGATAGGATCCCAACGCTCTCTTCTACCAAGTTTAGTCCATTGATTTATTGTGAGACCTGTAGTCTTCTCAATGTTCTTCACGAAGTCGAAAAGGACGCCATCCATATCGAGATATATTCTAGGTAAATTTTTCATAGTGTATCCTTTTCTTATTATGTGTCCATCCTAACATACTTCCACACTAAAGGCAAGCACTATTTTTACTATTGTGTATATTTAATCGTTGGATTAGGCTCGATTTCACTTGGTTTATTCTCTGTATCTGTTCGCTTTTTGTTCTTTAGTTCAGTTTCACTTACCTTTTTCTCTTTAGTAGGTTCAGTTTCTTCTTTTTTCATCTTATCTTTAAGAGCTTTGTATGCAATACCTACTTGTAAAAGAGGTTCACCAGTTTCAGGATTAACCATCTTCTGTGTGTCCTTTTGAACAGCCTTAGATTTCTCCAAGTCAATCTTTTGTTTTAGAAGTGTGACTTCATCGCTTTTTTTTTCTAATTCTTTTTTAGCAGCGTCTTCGTCCTTCTTAGGTTCTTCTTTTTTAACCTCTTCTTCTTCAACTTCTTTCTCTTTCTTTTCGCCAGCTGCTTCTTTCCACATATCTAATACGGTTTCTGAAACAGATTTGATGATTTCTTTTTCACCTTTGGCATCTTTTTGAGATTGATTTGCTTTCTTAGTTTGTCCCATATGGCTTTCCATGTGATACCCTTTGCCATCGCAATGGTCACACCCTTTACCTTTACACTGAGGACATTCTACTTTTTCTTCTTCTAAATCTTCGTTAGTTCTTTTTAAAACCTTTTGAACATCAGGATGATTTGCTAAACCAGGAGCAATTTTATTAATTGTTTTAACTGCACCTGAATAGTTACCTTGTTTGTATCTAGGGTCATTTGCAATACCGTATGCCATTTTAATTTGTTGAGTAGTAAACTCTACAATTGCTTCTTCATTAATGCCTTCGTTCTTTGCTTTATATTCTTTGTCAATCTTACTAAAGAAAGCAGACTTCTCTTTTGGTGTCATTGCACCAATGCCTTTGCCTGTTTTCTCTAATTCTTTTTTGAATTTGTCTTGATAAGCATTCTCTCTAGTATGTTTAGTCATGCCGGCAACTACATCTTCTATACTGCCGGGCTTTTTATCAAAGTTATTTTTCATGTTATTTACTCCCTTTAACTTTGGCAGCTAAGTCTTTGTCAGCTCCACCCCATGTTCCAGAGGATTTTGTTACGAATGAATTTACTCTAGCAAATGCCCATTGTTGCTGTGAAGCACCTGGTCGGTGTCCACCTCTCCATGCGGCCATTCCTCTATCATAAACCTTCTTTAAAATGCCGTAAGGCATGCCTGATTTTTCAGATTTGTTTTTCAAACCTTTAATTTGTTCGTATATTTCTTTTGCTGGATGGTCTTCGTTCTTCATTACCTTTTTAGCAATCTCATGTCCTTTTTCTATAGTCTTTTTATCTAAAGGTGGTTCATCGTTCATAGATTTCTTTGCTTGTGCCATACCAATTGCGTATGCATCATCTTTTTTCATTTCATCTAGTTCTTCACCTAAGATACCTTTTACTACAGATACTTTTAATTTTAATTCTTTTGCAATATCAGCCGCTGACTTACCATCTTTTTGCATGGCATCAATCTTACTCATCATACCTTCTTCTAAGTCAGCATCTTCAACTGTCATTACATTTGTATCTGGAAACTTTGCAACTACTTGTTTGTGAATACTCTCAATGTTTTTAGCACTATCAATTCTAACTTCTGAACCAGATTTATGAATTTCTCCACCACCTGTTTTGCCTTTAAACATTTGCATAATTCTTTGAGCTTCACCACTGTTTTTTGCCATGTATTCTACATACTCAACACTCTCTGTAAATCCTTCTACAGACATAATTGAAGCGGCCATATCACCTGTTGCCATTGATACATCACCGTTTGCTCTTTTGTATAAGAAGTACCTTGACATATTTGGTTTGCCATCAGGATACATTGTTACTTTGTCTGTGTTGTACTTAGCACTTCTACTCTTACTTTTTACAACAAATTTTTGTGTAGATTTACCACCCATAGTTGAGTTGTAAGTGATATTCATTGTATCACCTCTCTTCAAACTATCAAATTTCTTTGCGTCAATCTTACCCTCAGTAACATCTACTAACTCTTGTGTAGCCTCGTCTAAGATTTCGATTTCTTCCATTCTAATCTTACCAAGTTTATTTAAGTCGGCAGCTTTGTAATTATGTTTGGTCATAAGTCTAGTCATGGCCATTACTGATACAAATGGTATATCACCACCATATAATTTTTCTAATGCGTTCTTGTCTTTATCAAACTTGGTAAACATTGCACCTAATTTGTTTGCATTGTCAATAGAAATCTTCTTACCTCTTAAAGGTTCGTATTGTTTCTGTAACTGTTTAATTTGACTATCTGAAAAACTTTCTTCTAGTTCTTCATTTGCATTATCTGGATTGTACTCCATGTAATCTGAAACTGAATTGATATAGTCTTTTGCTTTTGTAATCTTAGATTGCACCCATGCTTCTAGTTGTGCATCATCTGTTTTACCTTGTAAGATAGAAGATAACTTTAATGCTTTATCAGATATAGCTTCTAGTTCTCCACGAGCCATAGAAATCTCATGGTCGGCAGCCTCTTTAATTCTTACATAAAATCTGTTATTAAACGGAGATTGGTATACATCTGCATCTTTGCCCATTTCTTTATTAGCCTTGTCGGCCATTTTCTGTGCCAATGCTCTGTTTGGTAAAGCGTTACCTAATACCTTAACACCGTTTTTTAATTTGCTTACTTCTTTTTCAGTCAGCGCTACTTGTTGCATCGCCTCTGTGAATGTTTGTCTATATCTGCTCATTTTAGTTGTCTACCTTTGCTCCCGCTCTCCATTGATAACACGACCAGTATCTAGCTTTCCATTTAGGACCTGGATTATCACAATTATGCCTAGCTCTAAAAGACTTTCTTCGAGCTGGGTTATCTCTCTTAATACTTAATCCAGTTGTATCGCCGAATGACACTTTAACAATATTGCCTTGGTCATTCTTAACATAAACATAAAACTTCTTACTGCCACCTCTAATCGGGTCGTTTAATTTAACTTTCTTACCTTGATACTCAGCCTCTTGTAAACCCTCAAGCTCGTGCTCAAAGATACACTCTTCACATGCTTCATCAATATTTTCGAATTCTTTAAATGTTTTCATTATAGTTTCTCTATCATTTTAGAAACGACATCCTCTAGTTTTTCACGCCATTCTTCTTTGTATCGTTCCCTATATTTATCAATTGTGGACTCTGCACTTGCCCATTCTTTTACATCTTTTTTCTTAACGGCGTCATTATCTTCTGATTTAGGCACACAGTTAGGTACTACTTTGCCACCTTTCATCTTAGTTCCGACTTGTTTGTGACTATCCCAACAAGCATCCTGCAAATCTTTTCTTAGTTCACCAAACATTTTCTTATATTTTGTTGTGTGTTTACTAGGTTTAGTCTTTGCTGTCTTATCTCCAGGCGCTGGGTCATTGTCATTCTTTGTCGTATCTGTGTTTCTAAAGTGACTTGCCCTCTTATCTTTAACATCTTTTGATAAAGTCTTATAATATTTCTTAGGTTGTGTGCCTTTTTGTTTCTTCACATCTTTATCTTGTGGTAAATCATCTGTGTGACCGTATTCTTTCTTCTCCGATACGGCTTCAAACCCATAATCAATGTCTAAATTATGTTCTCTCATTTGAACCTCCCTATCGCTGGCTTCTGGAATACAATCCCAAATCCATGCTTTATGTAAGTTGTTTTTATTATCCTCTACAACAATGTAATTAGTACCCTTTCTTACAATTTTACCTTCTACATTTTCTTTAACATACTTTACGGTATCACCTATATTAAATATTACTTCTCTAATATAGAGGTCTCTAATTTGTTGTTGT